AACGGCAAGGGATGTGACTCAAGGCGCCTTATCCGGAGACCAGGTACTAGCAGAAGATGCTACGGTGCAAACTAGGCTTGAGACGTGCTCAAAATGCGCGCTCTTTCGAATTGAAGATTCAAGATGCCTACAATGCGGATGTTTTATGACAGCAAAGGTTAAACTGCAGGCAGCAAAATGCCCACTAGGTAAGTGGTAAACTAACATGGCTACACCAGCATCACGACAAGAACTCATTGACTACTGCCTTCGTAATCTTGGAGCGCCGGTCATCGAGATCAATGTCGATGATGACCAGGTTTCTGACCGCATCGATGAGGCTATTCAGTTCTATCAGGAGTATCACTCCGACGCAGTCATTCGCACCTACACAAAGCATCTGATCACTGCTCAAGATGTCACTAACAAGTACATCGATCTGCCCGAGCGCTACCTATTCGTCTCGCGTATATTTCCGATGACGAACAACTCCTCGTCTTCCTCGGGTATGTGGTCTGCGCGCTATCAGATGCATCTGAACGATGTATATGACCTGCAGTATGCCGGTGCTCTGGTCAACTACGAGATGACGCGCCAGTTCCTAGAGATGCTGGATATGCAGCTGAACGGCGTTCCTCCAGTCCGTTTCAATCGTCATATGAATCGTCTGTACATCGATGTGGACTGGACGCGCACGATCATCGAGGGCGACTATATCATGGTCGATGCGTATACCACAATTGAGCCAGAGGACTACACCGACATTTACAATGACATCTTTCTGAAGAAGTATGCCACTGCTCTGATCAAGCGTCAATGGGGAGCAAATCTGAGCAAGTTTGAGGGCATTCAGCTTCCAGGCGGTGTGACGATGAATGGACAGAAGATCTTCGAGGATGCAAATGCTGACATTCTGAAGCTTGAAGAAGAGATGGAAGCAAAGTACGAGAAGCCAATCGACTTCTTCGTAGGATAATCTACCATGCCACGGAACGTCTATTTTTCTCAGACAGTCCGTTCTGAGCAGAACCTCTACGAGGATCTGATCATCGAATCGCTGAAGATCTACGGCCAGGAAGTTCTGTACCTGCCACGCAACATGGTCTCACGTGACATAGTTCTCAACGAGGCTATCGAGTCAAAGTTCAGCGATGCATACTCGATTGAGATGTATCTGGAGAACGTAGACGGATTTGAAGGTGATGGATCGCTGATGACGAAGTTTGGCCTGGAGATCCGCGATCAGGCTACATTCGTGGTCGCAAAGAAGACCTGGGAGAAGCTTGTAGGATTCTGGAACAATGGTATCATCTCTAATCGACCGGCCGAAGGTGATCTGATATACCTTCCGATGTCAAAGGGTCTGTTCGAGATCAAGTTTGTCGATCACCAATCGCCGTTCTATCAGCTCTCGAAGTTCCCGGTTTACAAGCTACGTTGCGAGCTCTTCGAATACTCCAACGAGGAGATCAAGACCGGAATATCCGAGCTCGATGCTCTATCACGTTCCTTTGCCACAGAATATGTCTTCAAGATCGGCAATTCGAATGGAACTCAGTTTACTCTTGGTGAAACTGTTACACAGATTCTCGTTCCAGCTTCTGGCGGTACTGCAGCCAAGACCATCTCTGCGCAGGTACTTCGATTTGAAGATATCAACGTTGCAGGTCAACTCAACCTCTATCTAGGACTAGTCACCACTAATACCGGAGACTACAATGAGTTCCAGGTGACGGCAAATCAGATTGGCAAATTGATCGGGCAGTCGTCCGGAGCTCAGTGGGATATTCTGCAGACATATACGATTGCGACTGAGACCTCAGATCGTACCTTTGTGAATAGCAATCAACAGGCGCAGAATCGTACCTTTGAGCTGGAATCAAATGAGATCATCGACTTTACGGAGCACAATCCGTTTGGTGAAGTCTCACGGGATAACTAATCATGTTCTCCGGACACTTTTATCACGCCACTATCCGCAAGGTCGTTTCAGTATTTGGAACGCTCTTCAATAACATTTCTGTGGTCCGCAAGGATTCCAGCGGTAAGGTCGTGAACATCACCCGAGTTCCGCTGGCATATGGTCCGAAACAGAAGTTCTTGGCGCGCCTAGACGAACAGCCTAATTTGGATGCCAGCAAGGTTGCGATCAAGCTTCCTCGCATGTCGTTCGAGATCATTTCTCTGACGTACGATGCCAGCATCAAGACCAATCGAAACAACCTGATCGAGGTCGTCTCAGCAGATCCAAATCAGAAGAGTGTGGTCCGTAACTATGCTCCTTACCGAATGGGCCTTCAGTTATCGATCATGGCAAAGAATCAGGATGATGCGCTTCAATGCCTAGAGCAGATTCTTCCTCACTTTCAGCCAGAATACACAGTCACCATCAAGGATCTCGATTCATTGAACGTGAAGACTGACATGCCGTTTGTTCTGACTGGAGTCCAGATGAACGAGGACTATGAGGGAGACTTTGTTCAGCGTAGAGCCATCATCTATACCCTGGATTTTGAGACACGTCTTCGCTTCTACGGACCTGTCTCCAAGCGCGCAGTCATCAAGGTTGCCGATGTTGAACTTGCTGCTCCTGGAGCAGGGCGTGATAACATCACAGTTCAAGTTGATCCTTCCTCGGCGACCGAGAACGACAATTACACAGTTACTACTTCGATCGATTTCCTGGAGTTTACCAATACGTTCAACATCACGGTAAACTCCGGAGTTGGAATCTTTGCAAATGGTGAGATCGTGACAGATAGTATGACTGGCGCCACAGGAATTGTGACGTCATTCTCCGGAAATGTAGTGGTCGTAGAGAATGCCGATGGCATCTTCCGAGGCGGAGATACTTTAGTCGGAGGAACATCAGGAGTCTCCAGGTCAATCACAAATGTCGTTGGAGTCTATCCTCCGTTTCTTCTAGATCCTTGAGCTAATCTCTCTTCGTCATGACAAATAAATCCGAAGAATTACTCAAGCAACTGGAGAAGAATATGCCAGCTCCTCCGCCGCTTCCCAAGAAGGGCGACATCCAGGATGACTATGAGTTCTCACGTGAGACGTATCGTAATCTGGTGGCAAAGTCGAACGAGGCGATAGAACAGATGCTGAATCTGGCAATGCAGTCAGAGCATCCTCGTGCCTTTGAGGTCCTTAGCAATATGCTGAAGAACACCTCGGACATGACTGACAAGCTAATGACGCTGCAGAAGGCGAAGAAGGACATTGAGAAAAAAGATGATGCGGATCCTGCGAAGCCGGCGCTGACTCAAAACAACCTTTTTCTCGGATCAACCACTGATCTGCAGAAGCACCTGATCGAAAAACTGAAGGAGCAGAATGTCACAGCCGCAGAACAACCAGATGTACGTCAAGAACGCTGATCTGGGATATCTCGGGAATCCACAGGTTAAGCGAGACGGTGTACAGCAGAAATTCACCGAGCAAGAGATCTCGGAGTACCTGAAGTGCATGAAGGATCCGGGCTACTTCGCTCGGACGTATGTGAAGGTCATATCATTGGACCGTGGCCTGGTGAACTTCGAGCCATATCCGTATCAGGAAAGGATGTTCAAGCACTTCAACGATAGTCGATTCTCTATCGTTTTGGCATGCCGTCAGTCTGGCAAATCAATCTCCTCGGTCATCTATCTCCTTTGGTTTGCGTTATTCTCTCCTGACAAGACTATTGCCATCCTGGCTAACAAGGCAGCTACCGCTCGTGAGATGCTGGCCCGCGTGACTCTGGCGTTGGAGAATCTGCCATTCTTTCTGCAACCTGGATGCCGAGCACTGAACAAGGGATCTATCGAGTTCTCAAACAACTCACGAATCGTGGCTTCTGCCACATCCGGATCGTCTATCCGTGGTATGTCTGTGAACCTTCTGTTCATGGACGAGTTTGCCTTCGTGGAGAATGCCACGACCTTTTATACCTCAACCTACCCCGTCATCAGCTCGGGTAAGACCTCTCGAGTCATCATCACCTCTACAGCGAATGGTGTCGGCAATCAGTTTCACAAGATCTGGGAAGGTGCTGTTCAAGGGGTCAACGAGTTTAAACCGTTCCGTGTGGACTGGTGGGATGTCCCAGGTCGTGATGAGAACTGGAAGAAGCAAACGGTCGCCAATACCTCGGAACTGCAGTTCGAGCAAGAGTTCGGCAATTCATTCCATGGCACCGGTAACACCCTGATCAATGCTGAAACACTATTGGGACTGAAAGCGGCAGCCCCGATCTATACGCAGAACAACGTCAGCGTTTACGAGAAACCAATCTCCGATCACAATTATGTGATGTGTGTGGATGTGGCCAAGGGGCGAAACCAAGACTATTCTACGTTCTCGGTTATCGACGTGACTGCAAAGCCGTTCAAACAGGTAGCCACATTTCGAGACGCCCTGGTCTCTCCTCTGATCTTTCCGGATACGATCTACAAGTACGCCA